GAATTAGCACTATTAGGAGTGCCTACTTTTTTCATTTGTATATCTACAAATACATTATCATTAATTGTAACGGTTTTACCTTTACCTTTACTTCTAATACCCATAAGATTTTTTCTTAGGAGCTTTTTTCTTTTTCTTCTTTTTTACTGTTGACCCTTTAGGGTACGTGCCTTTCATTCCCATGTCGTTTATCCCTTTGTTACATTTCATAATATATAAATAATACCTTATTCTGGAGCCGTTGGCCAACTAATTGGGTCGGCTGTTGGTAAATCTCTAAGAGCTTGTCTGTACGTAACCCATTCTGCTTTCTTAGAATCTGTTAAAGGTGAGTCTGCTGTTTGTGTCCAATCTGATTCTTTAAGTAAGTAGGTTCTATGAGACCTTACATAGTCTAATGGATCTTCCTCTATAACTACGGCAGAGCCACCTACAAATCTATATTGCCCAGGGTTGTAGGTACCTTCCACAACTGTTTGGTCTTCTGTTTTATATACAAGCTCTAAGTTATCAGAATTAATAGACCCCGTACAAACTATGTCGCCGGTTTCTGTTGTGTAGGTTGTGTAATTCATTATTGCGTATTATCCATAGTAACGTATAAAGATTGGTAGGTGCTGTTAACTTGCCCCCCGGAAACGTTCCAAGTTATTCTCCAGTAAACTGTGTTTTGACTGGAGCTCATGCCAGTTATTTGCCCATCCCATATAAATACGTAGGTTCTGTAGTTACCAGCATTAGCATTAACTTTAGGGGATAAACTTACCCAAGTACTATTATTAAAACTATATTGTATTGTTCCGTTTCTAACATCCCCTAGAACTGCAGAATAAACCACTCTGTACTTTGCGTTGTTTCTAACATTAGTAGTAGTACATCCTATGTTTACATAGCTGCTTGACTCTTGACTTATAATAGTCTGTCCAGGGTATGTTCCAAACCAAGATTGCACACTAGCTTCAACGCCTAACGGAACAAAAGCGCCCGTGTGGCTTTTTATAGTAGAACTTACGTTGTCAAAACTCTTTACATTTAATAGGTCAGTATTAATCTGGTCGCCTGTAATGGAACCAGCCACTATAGAAGTAGCTGCTATAGTGTTCGTAGTTATATTACCGCCGTGGATAACAGTGGTAGTATTGTTAGATAAATCGGTAGCTATTATACGACCATTTGCATTTAAATCAGTAACGTTTATTGTGCCTGCTGTTATACGGGCCCCATCCATGGTTCCAAACGTAATCTTATCGGCTGATAAAGTACCTATCTTTGCACTTTCTATGGATCCATTTTTAATCCTGGCTGTATCTATATAAACAATTCCGCTATCTACAATAAAAGGAGCTACAGAGTTAGAGCTAGACGCCCCAGACCCATCCCAAATAGCAAACCGATCAGCTTGAAACTGTATAGCCGAAGAAGATGTACCGCCAGAAGCATTGGATTCAATAACCATACCTGCTACAGCACCATTTGTATTTACTTGTAGTACATAAGAAGCTGCTGCGTTACCTTCTATATCTGAAACAGCGCTGGATAAAGTAGTTACACTAGCGCTAGTAGTTACATCTCTTACTAATACCCAAGCAGAACCACTCCATCTATATTGTTTATTGGAATCATCAGTATCAAACCACAAGTCCCCTACATTTACTGCAGTAGGCGCAGTAGTTTCAGTAAATATCCTTGGGTGATTGTCATTAGTAGTATCTCGTACACTTACCCAATTTCCGGTACCAGTTCCTGTTGCTCGATACAACTCATTATCGTCTGTATCTACCCATAAGTCGCCAACTGAAGTAGCAGAAGGAGCATTAGCTTCATAAAAAGTAACAATCTTACCGTCAGCAGTTGACTGCGCTGTTGCTGCATCTAGGATAGCAGTTGCTATGGCTTGATCTTGTACTGCAACCCATTCTCCAGCCTTTATCTCATCCGAGCCATCAGATGAAGCTCTGTAAAGTTTATTGTCATCACTATCAATCCATAGGTCCCCTGCTTTTATACCTGTTGCCGGAATACTACTTTGGAAAAAAGTAGTAACCTTTCCATCGGCTGTACCTTGCGCAGTAGCTGCGTTAGCTATGGCCGTAGCTGCGGTGCTTTGTACTGAAGCAATATTTCCATCTCTAATAGAAGACCAGCCTCCTGTACCCGTTGCAGTAGCTCTATATAATTGATTATTTTCAGATGGTTTTATCCACAAATCGCCAATTGTTATAGCAGTAGGGGTAGTGTCCCCCACAAACGTTTGGTTTTTAGTACCAACAGAAGCGCTAACTTGAGAAATGGCAGTTGCCCTGGCTGTAATCTCATCTGAGATAGCTGTAGAATTAGAAGATATATCAGCGGTGTTACCGGCTACGTTTGTTTGTAAAGAACTTATAGCAGTAGAAGCAGCTGTAAGTGTCGAATCTCTTTTAGGCTGCCAGCTAGACCCATCAAACCTATATAATTTATTATCGTCTGTGTCTATCCACAAATCTCCTAAAGTAGAAGAAACACTTGAAGGAGCATTTGCTTGGTTAAAATTCACAGGTATAGAAGATACGGTACTATTTAATAGAGTTACTGCTGAAGCTGTTGCAGCTACGCCTGTTTGAGCATGGTTTACTGTTGCTTCTAAATTTGTTATTTTACTAGAACTAGACCCAGTTAAACCTACTGCGGTACTTAAATTTGTTACGGCACTAGCGTTGGCTGCAACTCTTGTGTCTTCATACCCCGCCCAATTTGTGCCATCAAAAACGTGTTGTTTATTAGCATCATCGGTATCAAACCAGATATCTCCTGCGTTTAAACCCGTTGGTTCTGAAGCTTGTGTAAATATAGTTATCCCAGAAGTATCATTTACGGCTACCCAATTAGAGTTACCAGCAGCTGTAGCCCTATATAATTTGTTTTTTTCGGAAGGTTTTACCCAAAGGTCCCCAACAGCAAGCGCAGTAGGAGTAGAATTTCCTACAAACGTTTGAGTCTTAACCGTAACAGTATTTGTTAAACTAGTAATAGAATTATTAATACTAGTTATATCTCCATCATTATTTGTTATATTTTGGGTCAAAGCTGTTATAGCACTAGACACGGCACCTGATCCAGAATACCCACTTAATGCATTTTCTAAAGTAGTTATTTTAGTAGAGTTAGAGCCATTTAACCCTACAGCTGTGGATAAATTAGATACAGCTGTAGCACTACTAGCTATACGAGCATCATCTACTGGTTGCCAGTCAGTCCCATCAAATCTATACTGTTTTTTATCCTCATTCGTATCAAACCATAAGTCCCCTACATTTAAACCTGTAGGTTCAGCATCTTGTGCGAAAATTGTTATACCGCTTTGGTCATTTATTGCTACCCATTCGCCGGAAGTTACAGCGTCTGCCCCTACAGAAGCTGCTCTGTACAATTTATTTTTAGCGTTAGAATCTATCCACAAATCTCCTATAGCTATAGAGGTAGGAGGCTCATTTTGTACAAATGTTTTTGCTTTAGCTTCTACTACTGTTGTTAAAGCTGTTACCGAAGCAGCAGAAGCTTTAGCGCCTAACTCAGTATCGTTAGCCGTAATTTGAGTTTGTAAACCTTGAACTGCTGTTGCTAAAGTACTAGAGCTATTATAACCAGTTAAAGTATTTTGCAACTCTGTTATTTGGCCCGATTGAGTGCTTATGGAACTACCTTGGCTTACAACCGTGCCATTTAATGTGCTTATAGCACTAGCATTTGCGGCTAGACCAGTAGTACCATTTGTTATAGAAGCATTTAAAGTAGTTATATTTACAGAAGTAGAGATATCAGCGTTGTCACTTACCCCCGCAACTAAAAGAAGGTCGCTGGCATTTTGAGAAATAGAATTACCATTAGCTGTAATCTGGGTTTGCAACGTCGTATCTGAAGAACTAGTAGACCCAGATGTACTTGCTGCCCAAGTGCTACCTGTATATACAAATATTTCATTAACATTAGGAGATGAATCTGTGTCTATCCATAAATCCCCAGCCCGTAAAGATGTACTGTCTACCCTAGTTGTAGGAGCAGACGTAGACCTTAAAACCCTAGGAGTATTAGTATTTAAATTAGCTAAGTTGGTATTTGCAGTGTCCGTTGCGGCGTCTAGGGCTTCTAAAGTAGCTTGAAGAGTTCTAGTTACACCATCTAGTGATACTGTAAGATCAGAATTTAAAGTTTGGAACCCGGGAAGATTTTTTAATTCTTCCGAAAGTTGTTCCATAACCGCGCCTATGTCTACTTCTGTTTCAGCCTTAGTACCGTTAGTAGTATTAAAAGGCCCTTCTATATCAGACGTACTTACAAACCTAACCCAATAGTAGTATGTAGAACCGTAGTCTACGGGGTCTGCTATCACAAAAGCATTGGTAGTGGTGATAAGAAGAGCACCGCCTAAATCATCAGACCTAGCTCGCCATACTTCTGTATAAGCATGGTTACCATAAGAAGCTATATTCCAAGATACTACAATAGTAGTAAAAGCTCCAGAAGCTTCTAGCCCTGTAGGGGCTGGAGGTATATCTAAATTTCCTGGTGGCTGTTTAGGAGGTCTTATTCCTACTCCCCCACCCCCATTAGGGTTAAAAGGATTATCTCTTAACTCATCGGCTAAACCACTATCAATTAGTTCTCTAAGTGTTACAGCTCTATCCCTAGGGTCTCCTCTTCTTCCTAATCTTACTTCGACAGCTTCTTTAATAGAATCGAGCGTGGACCTTAGTTCAGGATCCGTTTTAGCAGGTACATTCTTAATTGCTGGAACTTTAGTGCCCTTAGTAGCCATTAAATCTGCCTCAGTTCATCTATAGATTCACCTATACAAACCTCGTTTACCGTTGTCGCACATTCTATTTCGACTGCAAAACTTGTATGTACACTAGCTGGTAGTCTTACTAATGGTTCTGTTATAGCTGTAGCACTAAAACTAGGAGTAGTTCCTGTTACTGCGTATATGCTACCAGAAGTAGATATAACTGCGTTGTATATAACTGACCCATCCCCGTATACTTTTAAACGCACCGGGTAAGACTCTGCATTTACTTTTAAAAAACCCATACTTGTAGGTTTAGGAGGTACAAACTCTTTGGATTTCCAGTTATAGGTCAAAGCTGTTCCGCTACCTTGGAACTTTTTAATTGTGTTAGATACTATCAGATACAATTGGCTATCATCTGGGTCGGTAAACCCGCCTCTTATTAAAGCACTAGCATCTAAATTTACTAAGCTACTTGTTCCGCCCCTTGGGTCAAATATAAATCCGCCGTAGCCACTGCCCGTAGAGTAGAATCCAACGTATCTTCCTTCCCATAAAAAACCTGTAATAGTAGATGGGTAATAGTTAGCTTGCCACTGTTCTGCGGTTAGTTGACCCTCTGTAACTACTTCTGCGTTGTTACCTGCGGCTGCTATTAATCCATCTGGACCTGCGTACATAACGTAAGGCCCCATGTCTACCATCGACCGTTTATTTAAACAAGCTTGTCCAATTTCTAAACGAAGGGGTGTCATAGATTGCGGGTCTGTTCCTACTACTAAATAGGGAGTGCCTTTTGTACCAACTACAATGCCGTTGCTTGCTGCGGCTATACTTACAATATCTTCTTCTAAAGTTATCCTATAAGCAACTGGCCAAGCGTGGGGTAAAAAAGGCTCAGAAAAACATATTCTTTTGCCTGTAAATCCAGCAAATACACCATTAGGAAGGGGTAGAAGGCCTTTCATAGGCCCATCTGGGTACAAAGCAGTGTCATCGTCTGGAGGCCCAATCCAATAAGTAGAGGGTATAAGTTCTGCTAACTCATCGTTATCAGAAGTATCAGCATAGGTAGTAGCTGATAAGGCTAGTTCTGTAACAAATTGAAAAGCTGTAGTGTTAGAACCCGTATTAGATCTATATATACGTTTTTTAAGTAAATTACTATTTGATTTATTTGTACTAGTTTGTAAGTCACTAAGGTTAACTGTCTGGTTATCATCTGTTGTTACAACAGTAGAGGCTGCAGAAGGTGGGCCTTCTTCCCCATACGCAGATACATATGTGTATACATAAGAAGTTTCAAAGTCTAAGCTAGCATCTGACGGTCCATTAAAAGATGCGCCGTCAGTAACACTGCTGGAAGTAGCCGCGCTAGTAGCTACGCCATTAGTTTCTATTGTAAGCGTAGTAGCACTTGGTATCGTTACTATTTTAAAAGTTCCGTTTATTTCTTCGGCTGTTATGCCGGTAGTAGTAGAAAAACCAGCTAAAGTAACATACTTACCAATAGCTGAACCGTGGTTACTAGCAGTAGTAACCGTTAAAATCCCAGAAGTACCAGTAGTTGTAATTGTAGCGTTTATTGTTGTAGGTGCAGCTACAGCCACTGTAGGAGCCGCAGTAGGTGCTGGTATTCCTAACCTGTAAAACCCATCAGGGTAAGGGGCGCTGTTAATAAGCGTAGCACTTCTTCCCATTCTAGGAAAAGCTTGACCTGTCCAATATACAGTATTATTTGTGTCCCCTGCTATGGGGCCAGGTACAACGTCTACATCTTCATCAAACTGCAACCAACGTTCTGGGCTATCTGTGTATTTGTATATGCCGTTCTTAGTAGTACTAGCTAGTGTAGAAACACCATTAGACGGATTAACAGTTGAGTTGTCTGTTATTGGAACTAATCTACCGCTTTCAAGATTAACGTCTGTGGCTGTTTGGGCTAATGTTTCGCCCAAAAGACGTGGGGAAACCCTAGGTGCTAAACCCCCGAATGTGATAAGTTTAAAGTAAGACATATTACCTCAAATTATATACTATAAATTAGGCTAATAG